ATACTGCTTGAATACCGTTGCCTGGGTCAGAAACCGCTTCTTTGTAAAGTGTAATTTTTTCTTTCCAATTCTCAATCTTTAATAAATCAGCTTGAGTTGATGGGTTTGTTAATCCTAATGTAAAGTTCGTTAATTCATCTTCGAATCCAAGAATAAATAAGTGAATAATTGCAATCTTATTTAGTTCCTGAATCATAGATTTTTGAATTCTATTTATAGTTCTAGCAAAACGAATATCTTGTAATGCCAAGTTTTTACCATCACCAACAACTTCTTCAAAACCTAAAAATGCTTTTGGTACACGAAGAGCTGTTAATAATTTCTTTTGGATGTATTCAATATCGGCAATTTCTGAAAGGTTCTGTGCTCCCGCCAATGTTTCAATAGGACTTGTTTGAGCTGGGTCACGAACAGGAATGAAATAATCTTGGTCAACCGCCATTTGGTTCATTCTTAAGTCAACGTTACCAGTCTTTGAATCAACAACTTGGTCTCTCTTAAACTTATTGGCGATTCTTTGGATGTATGGTTCAACGTCCTTATCATCCATATTACCAACATATACTTTAAATACACGTCTTTCAGGTGCTCTTGATGTTCTATACACCAACATAGCATCTTCAGATAATAATAACTGTTTCCAAGTACGTCTTGCTTTTTCTAACATAGCGGTACCATAAGGAAGTTTTCTATCATCACCTAACAAACGGAAGTGAGCCACCTCCCAAGTATTCATTTCCATATCTTTTACTTTCCATACGAATTTCAAAGATTTTGCATCCTCAGTTGTATTATGTGATGGTTTGATTTTCATACCACGTTCCAAACGTTCAATTTCAATGTTTGGAAGTTGCTGACAACCCATAATACCTTTTTCAGAATCTAATTTCAAGTAAACAAAGTTATCACCATACTTACAAGTGTTTCTTGTCCACATTGGTAAGTTGGTGTTAATATCCAATCTGTTATTAAATAAATCCGCTAATATTCCCTTAATTCTATTTGATTCTGAATATATTTGTAGAATATATCCATCTTCATTTGTTGTTGTTGATTCTTCAGCGTAGATATCTAAAGCTGCGGAAATTTCAGGAGTGTATTCCATTGATTCATAATCATAATATGATGCCAATCTTGTCGGTTCATAATAAATTGCCTGTGAATATAAATTATTTTCTACTTTACCCCATTGTTGACCAAGATACATTGTCTGTTGAGCTTGGAGTTTTTCCTTCTCAAATTCTTGCTTATCTGTGGTTTTTAATAATTCCTTCTTATCAAATTTATAAACTGGAGGCTGTTGACCCAAAGTTGAGTCGGGACCAAAGACTTTGGTAAGTCGTTGCCATATGGTGAAATTGTCTGCCATCCCTCTAAATATAGTATCTTTTTTTTATGAATAAACTTTATCTTCTACCGAATAACCATAAATACTGTTCATAATCCTTTTTTGTTGGATTTGATGAAAAAGCATCGTTATATCCTGTTGGTGATAAAACAGGCATTCCCGGATTAAATTGTGTTATTTCTCTATTTGTACTGTCGTCAGCTACGGTCCAAGAGCTTAACATAGCCTTTGTTTGTTCATTAACCTTTTCAAGTTGATTATATGCGTTTTGTCCAACATATAAAGCCATTGACATTGACATAATTAAATCATCATGTTGCCCTTTCATGTGGTCAGGTCGTCCGTTTATATAAACGTACGTATTCATCTCACCAAGTAACCTAGCAGAATACAATTTAAATCCATGTCTTAACGCTTCCTCAAACGCAGCAATAATTTGAACCCTTTTACCATTAAAGTTTATACCCGGTATTTTTTCATTAGACTTAACAGTTGACTCCCAAATATTACCATAATTAATTCCATCAACATATAAGTTTTTATAACCCAATTCTTGTAATTTTCTTGATGTTGAAACTCCCATACCACCCGTAATATCAATAACAATAAACGCATCGTAGTAATTTCCCCACTTATATGCTATTTCAGCCGCAACATCAGGAGGAAGTTTTCCAACATACTCGGCAACTTGTTCCCTTTCGTCAAAATCGATAACTTGAAATGATGTAAAATCCTCAGAGTCACCTCTTGATACGTCCATACCCATGATATATCTATGACCAACAACTGGTTCTTTCCAAATCCATAGTTGATTTTGAACCATCTTTGATTCAGGTTGACGAACCATTTCAGTTCTAATCTTATCGGTTAATTGTGCGTCAAATACGTTATCTCCCGAACCTAAAAAGTTACATTCCAACTCCTGAGAAATTTTTCTCTTATCAAATTTTAACTTTTTGGCCATAGTTTCAAACCAACCAGAACTTACTTTGTAACCATCATCCATTAATTTTTTGAAATCACCAAAATTTCTTTGACTTGTTGGTACACCATCAAAACTAATAATCTCAGGGTTGGGGTATTCATCACGATTTAAAAAATAGTGAATTAAATCTTTGACTTTAATAAAGTATAAATCTTTAGTATATCTTGGGTCTCTCCACCAATACATTTCAGTAACTTTAAAACTATTCATTCCTTTAATAGCCTGTTCATAGATACTGTAATAGATTGCATCATATCCGTTTGGTGTTGAAATTACAATAACTTTACCACCTGTTGATAACGAAGCCATACAAGCAGCCCAAAAATCATCATTAGCTTCAATGTATGCCGCCTCGTCAAATATCAATACGGTAGGGGTATAACCACGAAGTGCATCAGGTGAAGTTGCAACCGCTTTGACTTCACACCCATTTGATAATTTAAAGTGTCTTTGTGAATTCTTTTCAGATGAAAATGATACCCCCATCCAATTTGGCCACTGCTCCGTAAACCCTCTAATTTTATTAGCAAATTCTACCGCAGTATCTAATTTGTTGGCAATTACAAGAATTTTTTCAGGTTTTTGCTTGTTTGCAAATACCACTTTTTTAGAAGCCCAAGCAGCAGTAACTGTTGATACACCGGCTTGACGATATTTTAAGGCAATGTTTTCCTCGTAGTTGTCATAATCTTCTACTAAGGTTTCTTGGTCCGGAAATAAATCTAATGGAACAAATTTTGACTGTGTGTTGTCATACGTTTGTAAATAATTTCTTAAAGCGTATGGAGTGTTTTTGACACACTTAGCATATTCTATAAGGGCTTGTTCTTTTGTGATACTCATCCCTTATAAATACTCCGTTACTTGGTTGGCGGAGTATCAATACCTAAATCACTCAAGAAACTCAAGTCAACATCATCGTCATCATCATCGTCAGATGGATAACCCATAGTGTCGTCATCGTCATCATCTTCATAGTTTGAACTACCTAAAATTTCTTCTAAATCTTGTTTGTTTAACTCATCAATGATTTGGTCAGCAATACGTTCCATTTCAGTATACGCAGTTGCATCACCCTTATTAACTCTTTGGGCTAATGATGTGAATTTGTTTTTTGGTAATTTAGAAAACTCTCTGAAAATTAAACTTTGAACAATCTTCATGTTGTCTTCTAATACTTTTGCAGGATATGTTTCCAACAATTTTTCCCACAAATATGTACCTGTGATAATATCAAATATTTCGTTTACTAATGTATCAGCAGTTTGTTTAACCATTTGAGCCTGAATTGGGTCAGTTGGTAAAGATGCCGCACCTAAAATATCGTAATAACCTTTAATTAATTCATGAACCAAAATTGGGAACATAACTGCCTTTGCTCTAACAACAAAATTACCTGTATATTCACCGTCTTCATCCTGTTCCATTTCTACTTCTTCAGAACCACCCATATTTTGTCCTGCTGCCGCCATTTGTTGCACCATTTCAGGTGGTAATAACCAATACAAATAATCGTTCATCGCCATCAATGCACCATACTTGTTAGTAATACCAGGTTCCATTTCTTCCAACGAATCTCTGATTAATTCAAACATAAAGTGACCCTTTTTAGCGGCACCTTGAATAATTGCGTTCATAAATCTACGTTTTGCAACCATGTAATCAAAGTTTTCAAACGCATCTACAAATTCTTCTAAATCTTCACCTGAATCTTCAAATGCTAATTCAATATCTTCAGATGAAAACTCTTCAGGTTCTGCTTGGAAATTTTCATTCCCCGCTTCACCCATTCCAACCAACTTAGGGTCAAATTGTATAAATTCGGCATATTTTGGGTCAACCAATTCATTTGATACTAAATCTTTTGCCAATTGTTCAAGTTCTTGTCTTCTTGAACTTTCAAATTGACTAACCTCACCAAACAATCTCATCATCATCATTTGAAGTCCACCCATATTGTTAGGAACATTCATTCCCAAATATCTTTCAAGTTTTGTCACAACATCTCTAAATCTTTTAGAAGCAGCAATTTCTTCAAATGATTGTCTATCATCTTCACCCTTTTTAGGAATAAAAGGACTATTAGAAAGTGGTGTTTCACCTCTTTCAATAGCTCTTTTTAAATTAGGGTTTATACTAAAACCTGTTGGCTCATCAATTGGAGCTTCAAATATTTTTCTTTTGTTTTTCATTATTTTAATGTATAACCCATTGAGGTGAATGTATTATAGCTCAACCATTTTGGACCTTTAGCTTTTGGATTTGGTTTTTGTGCCGGTTCAATCTTGAAAGGATTTTTCTTACCAGGTGCTTTACTTGGTGTTTTTGTTGGTGTCTTAACAGGTGCTTTTGTTGGAGCTGGTGCTCCAACTCCCGCTTCAGTCATCTCAGCTTTTGGATTTGGTTTTTGTGCAGGTTTAATTTTAAAAGGGTTCTTCTTACCAGGTTGTTTTACTTTTTCACCTGGTTTTACAGTTGGTACCTTAGCAGGTGCCGGTGCTGATTTGGTTGAACCTTCAAACATTTTCATTAATTGACCTTTAGTGATATGTTCAGGTATATGCTTTTCAATTAACTTTGTCAAGCTTTCCTCCAATTCTTGCATATCTTTCTTCTTTTTTTCAGGTAATTTACTAAAATCAGTGTCGTCAGCAAATTCTTTAGCCATTCTACACCATTTTTTTTTCGATTTCTCAGTTCTTGCTGTTTTACATTTTACAAAAAAATATTTTTGTTGTGATTTAGACTCAAACTTTTCTGTCACTTCAGTTTCACCCACCATTTTTCTATCATTATTTTGTGGTGATGTATCATCATCCATACCATCATCGGCAGATTGGTCCTCACCGTGAGCACCCAATTGACCCGTATAAACTTGGTCAGCGTCTAAGCCGAAATCATCTTCATCGATATTTTTTTCGGTCAAACCTAATTTTTTCATTTTCAACTCTACATCAGTTAATTTTCTATTCAATAAATCCAATCCCTGAATGTTTTTTTCTAAGTTAGGATTTGTAGGTTGTTCAACCAATCTTGTATATAATAACCCAATCTGAGATTCATTCAAACCTCTTAGGGTGTTATAAGTAAAACCATTACTTATCAATTTTTCTATTTTTTCACCAATGTTAGACATGTGTTAAATTTTTTTCAAATGTTAATATAATATCCCTCTCGTATAGTTTTGACATAACATCTTGTTCACTATCACCATAATGAAATACCAATCTTGTATCTTCTTCATTATAGTATTCATTTTCAATGTCTTCCCATGATAATGCAATTACTTTATCAACTGCGTCGTAGAAAGAAAAAAAGTCAGAGTTCTGAATAACGTTAAGTTTTATTTTATCGTTTTTTAGAACTCCAACTTTTGTTATGTAGTCTATATGAGGGGGTTGTGGATTTCCACCAGCTGGTGATGATTCCCAATCTTCCCCGCTTACGTCTTCGTTGTCTGAGAATATAAACTCATAAAGGTTGTCTCCTCTAAAGTTTGGACCTAACTCATTTACGAAAACTAAACGGTTCATAGAATTTCACCTTTTGGAGAAACCTTAATTTGTTTTCCCTCGTTTTCAAATACTAAGTTTTTCAAGTTAGTTTTACCAATAAATTTAGCACCTTCATTTTCCCTTAAAATAAATTCAGATGTTAATTCTTGTTCAATTGTTTCTGAAAGATTTTTAACTTCTTCCATAACACTAACTTTGTTTATTTTTTTCTTAATATAAGTTTGTACTTTTTTTGATTCGTTAAGTTCTTTTTCTTCAGGTGTTTCAACAAAATACTTAGATAATATTTTATCAACTTTAGACTCAGTAAACATACCGTCCATAATTGCATTTATCTTAGAATTGTAACTATTACCTTCACCTACTTCAGGTTCAGCAGTAATTTCATCACCCATGTCCAAATCAGAAGTATCAGGTTCAGTTGGTTCCATACCGATTTCGTCATAACTAGAACCATCTTCACCACCTTCCTCTCCTTCGAATCTTGATAAGATATCTTCCTTATCAGTTTCGTCCAACAAATTCAAATCAACAGCTGATAAGATAGAATTAAGAACATACTTAACATCTTCAGAAGTCATTTCTTGTTCAGATGCGTAAGCTCTTAATTTTTGCCCCAATTTACCGGTTAACTTTTGAACTTGTTTCAATGTCACAGGACCTTCATCTCCTTCACCACCCATATCATCTGGCATCATATCATCACTTGGTGGTTCTTCCATACCCATATCATCTGGCATCATATCATCACTTGGTGGTTCAGGCATTGCCTCATCTCCCATAGGAGCAGGTGCTGGTTCAGGTGATGGTGCTACCGGCATTTCAGGTGCGGGTGCAACAGGTGCAGGTGCGGGAACATCAGATTTTGGTGTTTTTAAAACAAACTTTTTTTGTTCACCAAACAATGCAGTACCTTGTTCATTTTCATTCAATCTATTTAATTCACCTGCAATTAAATTTAATTTCTTTAATGCTTGTGAATAAGATGAATGATATTTTCTATTTTTCATTGGGTCAATGTAATCCAAAGTAGATTCATCAATACCTTTTTTAACGATATATCCGTTTCTTTCTTTTACAATACCGTACACATTGCCATCGGCAAGTACTCTTGTATAATCGGTTGTTTCATTTACATTGATTTCTTGTTTAGGCGCTTCACCGTATCTTGCAATTTCCATTATTCTTGCAATCTTCTCGGCTCCTTGAAGTTTTTCACTACCTATTGGTTTTAAATCTGCCATTTTATATATTGTTTAATTTTTATCTTTTATGAGTTTAGTCCATTAAATCCACCTAATGTTATTGCCCCAGGTTGTGGAGCCAATCCCCTTTGGTTTCCCATCCAAATCGGATTATTTGTGTCAAACGTAACAATATCTCCAACAGTATCTCCAGTACCAGGTACATATCCAACTATAGGTTGGTTATAAATACTTACAGGTGCTTCAGTTGGGAAGTTTGATGGTGTTGGTGTAGGTGTAGGAGTTTTAGTTGGTGTTGGTGTAGTTGTAGTTGTTACCGTAGGTGTTACCGTAGTTGTTACACTTGGTGTAGGTGTTTTTGTGGGCGTAATACTTGGCGTAGGTGTTACCGTAGTTGTGACACTTGGTGTTGGTGTTTTTGTAGGCGTAATACTTGGTGTTACAGTGACTGTTGGAGTCACCGTAGGTGTTGGGGTAGGAGTTTCTGTCGCCATTATAATTTTTCTTTATAAATATGTTATTATATCAAAATAATTCACCTTCCTCTAAAGAAAGACGTTTATCCATTAAATCATTTTCGAAGTCAAAAAGTTTTTGAAGATATCCATTTCTTCTTAAAACTTTAAAAGTTAAATTTTCATACGAGTATTCACCTTCTTTTTCTAACCCACTTGTTCTGTATTTTTTTATTTTATCTTTAACTTTTTTAATCATTTCTTTGGCGTCATCCAATTCTTCTTCCTCAGCATTATCAATGACAGTGTCTATCATATCTTGTAATTGTCCTACTTTTTGAATCAATATATCTTTATCAATATGGACATCTTCTTCTTTCTTTGGGACGGTTTCCCAATCATCGTTCATTACTGAATAAACACCTGATGAAAAGTGCGCTTCGTTTGAATCCTGAATATACAATTCAACTTCAAATCCTTTGATTGTGATATTGTGTGATGAGTTAAATAATGTTTTCTTTAATTTGAACAATTCAGAATACAATTCTTTTTGTTCCTCAAAATCTTCAAAGTTTACAATGATGTGTAAATCAACATCAGAATATTCAGACCAGTTGTAATTACACAATGAACCTGTCATGATAATGTCTTGAACAAACATATCAACATTAACGAATTTAATAAACTCTTCAGCAATTTCTTCAAGTTGGTCTCTAATTTCCAACTTCATATGTGACTTAGAAGCATCGTCAGGACTTACCCATATTTCAGGATTTAATTCTTCTTGAACACCAAAACTAGAAATAATTTTTTGCAAGTCTTTCACAATGATAAATACAAAGAACTTTACAATTTTTTGTATTTATAATTTTTACTGATTTCAGTGGTGAAAAACTTACCTTGTGATTCTGATAATCTGAACTTAGCGTAAACTTTGTGTGGTACATTTTCATATTCATACTTTGTACCGTTTTTAAATGTAACAACCATATTTTCGGTTGACATATCATACTGTGATTCTGTGATGTTGGATGATTCAATTACATTATAAATCATCATACCTTTAATTTCTTCTCTTAAAATTGCCATACTAATAAATACAAAAAAACCCCTACTTTGTGTAGGGGTTTTTCTTTAGGACTTCATTTTATTTATTTTGTCTCGTAATTTAATTGCCGATTCAAAGTCTTGTTTACTTATAACCTCGTCCAATTCGGTTTGTAGTTTTTTGACTTCGTCTTTGTTCTTTTCAAGTTTTTTGATTTTATCTCTAACTTCGGCAGCCTTTTCAAATTCTTGATTTTCAACATAATTTTCAATCTCTTTTTTAAGTAGAGAAATTTCATCAGTTTCTTTAGGAGACTTTTTGTTTGGAGTTCCATAAGTCGTTGTAATCACGTACCTAAACATTCCATTTGGTGATGTATACGTTTCTGTTTTCCATTCACCATTTTCATTAGAACCTTCTTTAATTTCAGATTCATCATGTGAGATAGATGAAAATTCTTGGTTTAATGAACCAATCATCTCATCCAATTCACTCATCATTTCTTTTAAACTTTTTCTGTTTCTTCCAAATAATTCAAACATATTTTTTTTCTTAATTTTTTTAGTTTATCTTTGTAAAACCAATTATACAAAAATATGCCAAACAAGTAAACCTGACAATATGTCATATTTGTATGTCATTTTGACATTATTGATAATTTAGAATAAAAACTTATACTTTAACATATGATTGAATCACAAGACCAAAACGAAAAGATGGGTGGAAACCGAAAAGGTAAAACAGATACAATTAACTCCAAAACACCTGTTTTGGACAATTTTTCTCGTGACCTTATTAAACTAGCAAAAGAAGGCAAACTTGACCCTGTAATCGGTAGGGAACATGAGATTGAAAGATTGGCACAGATTATTTCAAGAAGAAAGAAAAACAACCCTATTTTGATTGGTGAACCAGGTTGTGGTAAAACCGCAATTGTTGAAGGTTTAGCAATGAAAATATTTCAAGGGGACTGTCCTCAAAACTTAATTGATAAAAGAATTGTTAGTTTAGATATGACATCAATTGTTGCCGGTACAAAATATCGTGGACAGTTTGAAGAACGTATTAAAGTAATTCTTGATGAGTTGAGTGATAACCATGATGTTGTAATATTCATTGATGAAATTCACACAATCATTGGTGCTGGAAATTCATCAGGTTCGTTGGACGCTTCTAATATATTCAAACCAGCACTTGCTCGTGGTGAACTCCAGTGTATTGGAGCAACAACCTTAGATGAATACCGTGAACATATTGAAAAGGATGGTGCGTTAGAGCGTCGTTTCCAAAAAGTACATGTTGATGCAACATCTATTGAGGACACAATTATAATTATGAATCGTGCCAAAGAAAACTACGAAAAACATCACAAGGTTCATTTTAGTAATGAAGTTATTAAAACTTGTGTAATGTTGGCGGACCGATACATCACTGACCGTGAGTTTCCTGATAAAGCGATTGATATTATGGATGAGGTAGGTGCAAGATGTCAAATCAACGTAACCGTTCCCGAAATTATTGAAAAACTTAAAGAGGAAGCAAACCAAATTAAGGACCGTAAAGTTGAAGTTGTTAGAAGTCAAAAGTACGAAGAAGCTGCGGAATTACGAGATATGGAGCGTAAAGTTTTAGCTCGTCTTCAAGAAGAAAAAGAGAAGTTTGAAAAAGACCGACTAACAAATAAAAAAGAAGTTACCGAAGAAATGGTTTATGAAGTTGTTTCCCAAATGACCAAAATCCCAATTTCAAAACTTTCACAATCAGAATCAGATTCGTTAATTAACTTAGAAGAAAGTTTAACCAAAGCGGTTATCGGACAAGAAGATGCGGTATCTAAAATTTCAAAAGCAATCCGTAGAAATCGTGTAGGTATTAAAGACCCGAATAAACCAATTGGTTCGTTTATTTTCTTGGGTTCAACAGGTATTGGTAAAACACATTTGGCAAAACAATTGGCCAAAGAAATCTTTGGGAGTTCAGATGCTTTGATTCGTGTAGATATGTCTGAGTATCAAGAAAAATTTACAATGACAAGATTGGTTGGTTCGCCTCCAGGTTATGTTGGTCACCAAGAAGGTGGACAATTAACTGAACAAGTTAAAAACAAACCTTATTGTGTAATCTTGTTTGATGAAATTGAAAAGGCACACAAAGACGTTTATTCACTTTTGCTACAAGCGATGGATGAGGGACATTTGACTGACGGTCTTGGTAGAAAAATCAACTTTAAGAATACCTTGATTATTATGACATCTAACATTGGTGCTAGAAAAGTACAAGACTTTGGTACTGGAGTTGGATTTGGAACTCGTTCTAAAAATGAAAAAGAAACTGAAATCAAACAAATGATGATTGAGGATGAACTTAAAAAGTTTTTTCCACCTGAATTTTTAAATCGTGTTGATGATGTTGTTTTCTTTAATTCATTAAAAGAAAATGAAATTAAACAAATTGTTACTTTGGAAATATCCAAATTAATTTTACGATTACGTTCTATGAACTATAACGTTGTTATTGATGAAAGTTTGGTTAGTAGAATTTGTGAAGTCGGATTTGATGAAAAATTTGGTGCTCGTCCAATCAAAAGAGCAATCCAAAATCAAATTGAAGATTTTATCTCAGATGAGATTCTTAAGAAGAATATTGTTAATGATTTAGTATATATATTGGAGTTTGTTGATGACAAAGTCCGTATAAAAGAAAAAACATCAGAAATTACTGATGTTTCAGAAAAACCAAAAAAGAGTAGAACAAAAAAAGGGGTCAATTAAGACCCCTTTTTTTTTTAATCCCATAACATCCATCGTTCCGTTTTTGGTTTGTGTTCGTGGAATGTGTTACCCAAACTTTCAATCATTTGTTTAACCATTTCAATCGCAGTGAACACATCCTCAATAACAACATACTCATTGGCTGTGTGGTAATTGTAATAACCACAAGAT